CTCGGCAAAAGAGAGCTGAATGGTTTCAGAGTCTAGGTGAGAGACTGCATCGGCGAGATAAGCGGCGTTAAAGCCGACCGTAAACGGCTCGCCGACATAGCTGACCGCAAGCCGCTCTTCAGCTTCTTCTTGCTCAGGATTATGGGCGGAAAGGCGTAAAGTCCCCTCGGAGACGTCTAGGATGATGCGGTTATGTTCGTCTGCGAGGACGGAAATTCGGCTGATGGCTTCTTTCAACGCTTGGCGGTTGCAGGTCAGCCGGCGGCTGAATTCTTTTGGAAAAACCCGCCGATAATCCGGGTAACGGGCATCGAGCAGTTTGGCGGAGAAAATCTCCTCCTCAAGTTCCAGGCGAATGCTGTTTTCTGCCAGCCGCAGACAGATGGCGGTTTGCTCGCCTTTGAGCAGGCGCATTAATTCCTGGACGACTTTGCGCGGCAGGAGGGGTTGGTAGCGGCCCTCGACTTCGCTCTCCAAAGCCGCCTCGCACCAAGCTAGGCGGTGGCCGTCAGAGGCAACGGCGCGGATAGCGCTTCCGTCCAGTTCCAAAAGCAGGCCGGTCAAGTAGTAGCGTACGTCTTTCTTGGCGATGGCATAGAAGGTTTTAGCCAAAAGCTTCTTAAGCCGCTCATCGCGTACATAAGCCGTCATGGCGCTGCCGTGCAGGGTAAATTCGGGAAAAGTGTCGGCGGGCAAGGTGGCAAGCCTGAAGCTTGCGCTTGCCGCTTGGATTTCTAAGGTTTTACCGTCCTTGAGGCTAAACCCAAGCTGGGTTTGGGGAGGCAAAAGACGTACGATGTCGAGGAGTTTCTTAGCGGAAACCGTCGTCTCTCCCGGCTCGCCCGCAGCTTGAATGGGGAGATGCGTGATGAGCTCGATTTCTAGATCGGTGCCGATCAAGGTCAAACGGCCATCTTTGAGACGGAGGAGAACGTTGGCCAGGATCGGCATGGTAGAGCGGTGGTCTATGACGCCGGCGACTTTTTGCAACGCCTCAAGTAATGGTTCGCGGGGGGTTTGGAACCTCATGGCTATCTCCTGAGATATCATATGCCTATTTCATCGCCGTAGTCCTCCACCAAAGCACGCCATTCAAGGGCGCACGCGGCGATTTTGGAAGACCAGCTTCCTCCGTAAGCGGCAATCTGGCGCAGTGCTCGCTCGTATCGCTCTAGTTGCTTGAGCATGGAAAGGATTTCTTGCGCATCCTGCTCGGTGGTCAATCCTTGTCTTGTTCTTGCAATCAGTCTATTTATGTCCATGTTCCCTCCTCATTGTTTTTCTCAGTTTAATAAAACGTTTGCCCGGGCTTGGCACTGTTTCACCAAGTTTTATTGCGCCAGCCAGGTGACTACATTGCTTTGGCTGATGGAAATGCACTCAGATATGGCCTTGGCCAACGGCTCGGATGGATTTTGAGCCATTTCAACCAGCCTATCTTCTGCGTGGTAGGTCACTTTCTCGCGCACTAGACACAAGTACTTTGCTGCTCCTAGCACCTGCTCCAGGCGTTTCGGATCGGTGATTGTGGCTGACTGACGCGATAAGAGAATCGCCCTACATGCCCCGGGGACCACAAGCGCAACACCTGATCCGTGCTGCGCTATGAGCTCGGACTGGAGAGCTTCGAGCTTTTCTTTCAGATCGTCGATCTGGCACTTGATGCGCCAGGCTTCTACCACTTTTCTGGCTGTCTCAGCGTCCAGCTGCTCCTTTCCTAGTCCGTGGATTTTGATCCCCTGGTAATCATCTTTGACGGTTGCATTTTCCATCTCAATCTCCTTTCTGCCTAGGTTTAGAAAAAAGCCCCGCCGCCGTCGGGGAATCGTCCGCGGCGGCAGGCAAAGCCGGATCAATCAAATCCGGCGGTCTGGAGGGGCAGGCTACTCATGGCGCCGCCTGCCAGGGCGCCATCGATTAAGCATATCCAAAGCAGTCTCTAGAATCTTTCTCATCTCTTCTGTCGATTTAGTGTAGATATAAATAGCATGGTTTCCATCTTCGAACATAAGCCTTACTTCTCCATCGCCGCATACGGTCATTTCCATCCATAACGACTCGAAGACTGAGTCTGAAGCGCATTTAACACTAATAGGCTGTTTTTCCACCATATCTGACCTCGCCTAAGTTAGTTGTTTATGTTGTTTAGTGTTTCACTTACCGCGCGCTCAAGGTCTTCAATCGTGCCGTCGTTGCTGATGATCCTGTCCGCAAAGTGCACGGCGTCGCGTGCCATGGCCTCCGAGACGTGATCGTTCACCGGCTCGACCCCGGTCCGCGTGATGGCCCATATCCTGCCACCGACCTCGCGGATCGCTCTCATTTCGTTAGGGAAGCGCACGTCGCTGATCACGATCCGGCGATTGCCATACGCCTTCATCATGCGCACCCGGTGCATGGCAATCGCTACCCAAAAATTTTCTCCAATTTGTTTCCTGCCCCACTCCGTGCCGAGCGTCTGCGCCATTTCCCTGTAGCTTGCGCCTATGAGCGGCACCGGCCGCTCCTTGAGGGAGCGGTAATTGCCGTAGGTGCGCATGTCGATCGTCGCAAGCAGAGCTTTCAGCATCTCATGGATCGGATCGGCAAACGCCAGCCCGACGAATCCGTGCTTGCGCTCAAGGATAGAGCGCACTGTATCCTTCCCAGACCCAGCGGGGCCGCAAAGACCGATGATCATTGCTTGACCTCCTCTGCCTCGCCGTCAGCGCTCTGCTCCGTCTCTTGCGCTTCCTGCTGAGGCTGCGCAGTCTCTACCTCCGCCTCAAGCAGCGGATTGTCTTGAGGCAACCCAAGATCGGCGCGCTCGTCTGCTTCGATAGCCGCGGCGAGCTCGATGCTAATCGGCAGCCACTTGAATAAGCGGCGCATCACAGTCTTTAACGCCATCGCCTCGTAATGTGTTACCCAAGGCCCACTCGTGCCAGCGCGTGACTGCGCGCGCACGGCCTCTATCTCGCGGCGGCTCATCACGTCGAACTGGACGCCTCCGTCACGGAGCTTGGCGACGGCGTAGACGAACCGCAGCTTGTCCGGCTGTACGCGGTTCGGATTGTCGAAGTCGGGGATGTGGCGCAGGTTGCTTTCAAGGCCAAACACCACCTCGAAGGTGTCGCCCTCGTAGACGGCGCGCGCTTCGATGCTCATGATCTGGCCACTGCGGCGCGCCAGCTCGATCATGCCTCGGTAACCGATGATGAACTGGACTTCCATAATCCCCTTCTTGCGGTTCTCAAAAGGCACAAGGTACGCATGCCCAAGCGGCCCGCCTGGCTCTAGGCCGAGACTGGCGCAGGTCATGAGCGCTCCTAGGAAGCTTGTCTGGTCGCATTTCGCCAGAGCCGGGTTCTTGCGCACTTCGGTGAGCGCCACGCGCGCAAGACGGTCTGCGGTAACGTGTTTTGGTAAAGCTAAAGCCATCTGCGCCTTTATCCTCTGATCGGTCAGCAAGGCGGCGATGTCGCCGCCTGCCGGTTTGCGGTTTGCTGGATATTTTCCGGTTACTGCTTCTTTCAGTGCTGATGTCATTTCATCCCTCCTTTTGCTTGCAGTTCTGCGCGGATGCGCTGTTTTTCGTCTGCCGTATATGCGCCTCGCATCTTGGCTATGATCTCGACCACAGCGTCCTCGACAACTTTGGAAACGCCGACCACGATGCATCGCTGCATTTCGAGCGCGATTGCCTGTGTTATTGAGGCCTTGTCGATGCTCTTGACAGCATTTTCCACAGCTTGCCCGATGGCATGTGATGCAATGCTGCCGGACACAGCTTCGACAATGGCAGCATGCACTTCTCGGCTGTACATCAAGTTGTCTATTGCGCGACCGAAAGCGCCCTCAAGCGCTGATGAAATAATCTCTTCTTTAAGTTTGATTTCCATCTTAGACCTCCTTCAAAAGGAACCGGCGGGTTCCTGGAACTTCGGTTGTGAATTGTTCGACAAGATCGCGTGGAGGCACCGGCCAGTGGTGATAAACAAGTGCCTTCCAGTCTGTGCGCTTGTAAGGCTGACTGGCCTTCCAAGTCACCAGCGTCTGGCCGTTGAGCGTGACAACTGATCGCTCTCCCATGGCAATCTTGATACGCTCCACGGCAGCCTCGTAGTCCGTCTCTGCTTGCTCCATTCTGGCCTTTGCTTCTCGCGCGGCGTTGTAGGCCGCCAGTAGTTCCTCGTCAGCCTCAAGCGCCTCGCCGTTGTCGGACGGGAATAGCCGCTCGACGTCCTTTGCCGTTGTCGGCTCCGGCGGCTGTCTAGTCAGAACGTACTTGTGCCAGAACTCGTGAGCGCGCTCCAGCATCACGGCGATGGTCTCGTCGTCGCGGTGGATTCTCCGGATAACCATCCGCTGGCCGCCGATCAAAGCGGCAACATCGCACCACGGCATTCCAGTTATGCCCAGGTACCACATGACCTGGGCTTGGTATGGAATCGGCACCGCGTCCTCCTCGCCGTCGCGGCCCCATTCGCCTGCCTTGTAAGCGCTGGTGGTTTTGACCTCCAGCAGACCATCAGCGCCTAAGAGCGTGCCGCCATCGGCAGCCACGCGCACGCGCGATCCATTGCGCACCACGGCGCGGTCGATATTCCCGATGACCCACGAGTGGGCCGGATGGCGAAGGATTCGATTGACGCGCTGCACGGTGCGGCCTGTGCGCCGTCCGTACTCGCGCGCAATCTCCCCCTCTAACAATGTTCCCCAGTATGCGGCTTCGGCGTTGCCGATTTCTTCGGTCGTTTGGCCGGTCTTGTCCAGCCACACGTCGAGGGCCGTTCTCCACTTCGGCGTCAAGCCGAGAATGGCGGCAATGTCGGAGCCGCCGATTCCGTTACGGCGTTCTTCGAGCCATTTTTCGTGTTCGGTGTTCATTGCTTTCCTCCTGTTAGTTGGTTTCCCCCGACCTTTCGGCCGGGGGTGTCGTGGCGTCAGATCATGTCTCAGTCCTTCGTGGGCCAGACCGAGACCACGTATTTCGTAATCTCGGCATCTTCCGGGAGTTGGGAGCCGATAGCGCGCTCCCGGCTGATGACACGAGGGTTGTCACCCCGCCCGCAGCACAGCTCTTGAGCGCTGGTAGTCAACACATCGAACAAGCCACCGCTCCATATGATCCGGTAGCCTTCATCGCGGAGGGCGCGGATGGCAGCGGCCTTAGAGTCACGCTCCAGCGGGAGCGGTGGCTCCGGATTGAGCCAGTCATCACCAGTCAAGATCGGATATACGATTGCTTTTGTCATCTTTTTTCCTCCAGCCCCTGACTCCCCGGGGCGCGGGTCGCAGCACCATGCTGTCGGAGATAAATATAATGCATTCTTTTCAGCATGTCAAACTTTTTTTTTATTAATTCTTAAGCGCTTTACAACAAGTGGAAGCGAATTGACATTTTGAAATAAAACAGTATGTTTATAAGGTCTTTGCAATTATAGGAGGCGAGTATGCAACCTACAGATGCCGTACGACGGGCCATCAAGGCAGCTGGTAGCCAGAGGAAGCTTGGGTTACTTATAGGATGCACCCCCCAGCGGATATGGAACTGGACAAACAGAGGGCGCGTGCCGGTCAAGTTTTGCCTAAAGATAGAGGCGGCGACAGGAGTGCCGTGCGAAGAGCTACGGCCTGACATTAACTGGGAATATATGCGCCAGAAGCTGGGCGGTGAGGAGGTGGGCATGATCGACGACTACGATGCACGATTGGAACGCGAAATAGCCAGCGAGCAAGAGGCTATGCCGGCCTTCATTAAGGCAATTGAAAAGGCCGTCGATGATGCACGCCCGATTTGGCATTGGGGGGACGGGAATGGAGGCGCGTTAATAGAGGCATTCATGAGGGTTCTTGAGCAGCGCGGCGCTTACAGGAGGAGGCAATGAACATAAAGCTGAACGAACGCTCAACTAACATTCAACGAAGATGGGAGAAAACGATGAACTACTATCCCTTTCACATTGGTGACTACATCAGCGCTACCAGGCACTTAAGCTGGGAAGAGGATGCAGCCTTTAGAAGGCTGCTTGACCTCTACTACCTGCGCGAGTCGCCAATACCGGCCGACGTGCATGAGGCCGCTCGTCTCGTGAGGATGAGTCAGCACGTCGAGTGCGTCGAATCGGTTCTGCGAGAGTTATTCTTTCTCACGCCAGAAGGCTGGCGGAATTCACGGTGCGACGCAGAGATAGAGCGCATGCGTGACAAGCAGGCCAAGGCCCGCCGTCCGCTGAAGCGTCTGTCAAGGCGCGCAGGGCGAACGCTGAACGAACGCTCAGCGAATAATCATTGGCATATCGATCACAAGGAGGAGGAGAAATGATCATCAGAGCGCCTAGACCTGATAGCAATTTTTACATCCTCGACAAGCGCATCAGCGAGGATAAGCGTCTCTCATGGGCAGCGCGCGGGCTGCTCATATACCTTCTAGGCAAACCAGACAACTGGAAAGTGTCGGTAGCTGCCTTGGTCAACGAGGTGGCAAACAGTGGAAAGCCGACCGGCAGGGATGCAACTTACGCACTTATCGACGAGCTAATCAAGGCCGGATATGTGCGTAGAGAGCAGGTCAGAGGCAAGGATGGAAGGGTCTCCAGCGTCAACTACATAGTGTCTGAAACGCCAGAACAGCATACAGCCGAACCGTATGCGGCAGAACCGCATACGGCAGAACCGCATACGGCTGAACCGGATGCGGCAAATCCGACACTAACAAGTACTGAATATATAGTAAGTACTGAGTATCAAACAAGTACTGATATTAATAAGAATACGCGCACGCAAAGCGCGCGCTCTTCAAAACAGAAAAGTCTTCCTTGTCCTCCTGATGTCTCACAACAAACCTTCTCGGACTGGCTCGAAGTCCGCAAAGCAAAGCGGGCAGGGCCAGTCACGCAGACAGTCCTAGACACAATGCGAAGAGAGGCGAGTAAAGCAGGCATTAGCTTGCAGGAAGCTATAGAGCACTGCTGTCTCTCAGGCTGGCAAGGCTTCAAGGCGGAGTGGTATCTGAACAGCAGGTCGAGTAAAGCAGAGAAGTTCGATCCGGTCGCATACGTCAACAGAAACCGCATTAGCACGCAAAGGAGGAATCATGACTATGACCACGACATCATCGACATCACGCCTATCGCACCTAAGCGCATGGCTTGAACCGCACCCAAAGTTAGACGGCGTCGCGCTGATTGATCACCTTTTCAACCGCCTCGACGGTCTATATCCGCACCGCTGGCGCTCGGCTTTTCCAAACCAGCAGGCGATCGATAACTGGCGCGTCGCATGGGCTGAAGGATTCGCCGAGGAAGGTGTCACGTTGGAAGAGATCAAGCGCGGACTTGCAGCGTGCCGAAGGATGTTCGACTGGCCGCCATCTTTCGCCGAGTTCCTGAAGGCCTGCCGTCCTCCTATCGACTACGAGCGCGCATTTTTCGAAGCGGTCGAGCAAATGCGCAAACGCGAGGCCGGAGAAGACAAATGGAGTTCCCCGGCGATCTATTGGGCTGCTGCGAAGCTAGGATCAGACCTTTTTGCCTATTCGTACCAGTCGCTAGAGGGTCGCTGGAAGGCAGCGCTGGACGAGGCGATAGAAGGAGTACGCACCGGAAGGCTTCCGGCCGAGGTGCCGAAGCGGCTAAAAGCGATTCCAGCGCCCGGGAAGGGGATAGCGACGCGGGAGGAGGTGCGCAAGTATATTGAAGAGATCAAATCGGTGCTAACTAGAAGAGCTAACTGAACGGAGGGTTTATGGAGTTCCACCACTTTGCAGAAGCCTTCCCGTTGCTGGAAGGAAAAGAGTTTGAGAACCTATGCAAAGACATATCCGCCAACGGCTTGATCGAGCCAATCTGGACTTACGAGGGAAAAATCTTAGACGGCAGGAACCGTTATCGCGCTTGCTTAGCTACCGGGATTGAGCCGCGTTACCGTGAGTATACCGGCGATGATCCTGTTGGTTTTGTCATCTCTCTTAACCTTAACCGCCGGCACCTGAATGAGAGCCAGCGTGCTGTGATTGCGGCGAGGTTGGCGAATATGAAGCTTGGAGACTTTCACGGAAATCAGTATCAGCAAGTGGTGTCTGCAAATTTGCAGACACCAAAGATTAGCCAAGAAGACGCCGCCGAACTTCTTAACGTCTCCCCGCGCCTGGTGGCTACAGTCAAAGCCGTAGAGCGCGAAGCGCCTGAACTGATAAGCAAGATAGAGCGAGGCGAGATGACCGCTCACGAGGCAGAGAAGAAGGCGCGCCAGATGAGGAGGGAGAAGCAGCGCGAGGAGATGGCGAGAGATGCAGAGAAGGTCAAGCCATCCGATCGCTGGAGAATCTGGCACGCCGATATGAGGACTTGGAAAGCTCCTCGACAGTACGATTTTATCATAACCGATCCGCCTTATCCTCGCGAATACCTGCCTTTGTGGGAGGCCTTGGCTGAGCGAGCAAGCGAGTGGCTCAAGGATGACGGCTTGCTGATCGCCATGAGTGGGCAGAGCTATCTCGACGAGATCATGGCGATGATGACGAAGCACCTGGACTACTACTGGACGGCGTGCTACTTGACGCCCGGGCAGCCGACACCGCTGCGGCAGGTGCAAGTCAACACCACGTGGAAGCCTCTCCTGATGTTCACTAAGCGAGGCTGCAAATATAACGGAAAAATCTTTGGCGATGTTTTCACCAGCAGCGAGCGTGACAAGCGGTTTCACGACTGGGGGCAATCAGTTGGCGGCATGTACGACATCATTTCGAAGATTTGCCAGCCCGGGCAATACATACTCGATCCGTTTTGCGGAGCGGCTGCGACTGGTGTGGCAGCGTTGAGGCACGGATGCTTATTCGACGGCGTGGAGATTGACGAAAAGATAGCAAAAATAGCAATGGCGGTTCTAAATGACTGCGAGAAGAAGGGATAGCCATTCCACGCAATTTGGTTTGTGGCTTCGTGATCAGGAGGAAATCGACAGCAAGCTTGGATATATCGCCACGAACATCGACTATATCTGGATGAACTACAAGACAGGCGAATGGATGATCATAGAGGAGAAGAGGAATGGCAATGATTGCCCGGGGTGGCAGAGGGAGGTTTTCAGAACGGTTCACAAGGCCGCAAAACATGATCCGAAGTATAGAGGCATCTACCTGGTGCAGTTTGAGAACACAAATCCTGACGACGGGAGGATGTGGATCAACAAAAAACCTGCGACCAGGGAGGATTTAATAAAACTGTTGCAATTCAAGCTTTATCAACCATGATCAGCAAGCAAGAGAAACTAAATGACTTGAGTTTTTTGACTGTCTCGCTCCCGTGGCCACCCCGGGCAGCTAGTCCAAACGCCCGGGCTCACTGGGCCACTGTGCACCGCGCGCGGTCGAAGTATCGCGCCGGTGCGCGCATCCTGGCGCTTGCATCTGGCGCGCGCGATTTTGCGAAGGTGCTGCCAGAAGGCGCGCCGCTGCGCGTCATGCTGCGTGTCTACCCCCCGGACAAGCGCAGGCGCGACTGGGACAACATAGTCGCGTCTCTCAAGTCCGGGCTAGACGGCATCGCAGACGCGCTTGGCGTCGATGATTCGCGCTTCCGGCTCTCCATCGAGATGATTCCGGAGGTCGTGAAAGGCGGGCGCGTCGATGTTGTGATAGACGTGGACGGCAAGGCTATCTAGCAGGTATTGGTATACAATTGTCGGCATGCCAAGACTTAGCAAAGAGACGTGGGAAGACATCCGCGCCCAGCGGGAGGCTGGAGAAACCTTTGACGAGCTAGCTAGACGTTTTGGCGTTAGCAAAACAGCTATTATCAAGCGCGCCAAAATCGAGGGGTGGAGCAACGGCGAAGACGTTGCTGAGATTATTCGTCGCAAAGTTACCGAAAAGGTTACCGGTGTAGTTACCAGTGGTAACTTAAAAAAGCGCGCCGCTTCTATCGAGGCTGCAACAGACCGTGCGGCTGAGATCGTCAGACGGCACCAGGAGGAGACCAACGCAGCCAGAGAACGCCTTTACTCCGGCCTCAAGGCGCACAAGGCAGCTATCACCAAGGAAGAAAAGGCTCTGGCTTTCGAAGACCTCAAGGCTGCCAAGATCGCGGCGGAGGCGCTGGCCATTATCCAGCGTCTGGAGCGGATCAATTGGGGGCTTGAAGACGCGACGCCGAAGAATGAGATTGTGATTGAAAGGAGCTACGGCAAATGACTTCGTGGGTCGCAGACAAGATAGAGCACTGGCCAATCGATAAGCTGATCCCTTACTCACGCAACCCGCGCACGCACTCGGACGCGCAGGTGGCGCAGATCGCGGCCAGCATCCGCGAGTTTGGCTTCACGAATCCGGTGCTGATCGACGGCAACGGCAACATCATAGCCGGACATGGCCGCGTGCTGGCGGCGCGCAAGCTTGGGATGCAAGAGGTTCCCTGCATTCGCATGGAACACCTGACCGAAACGCAGCGGCGCGCCTACATCATCGCCGATAACAAGCTGGCGTTGAATGCTGGGTGGGATGATGAACTGCTGGCGGTTGAGCTTAAAGAGCTTTCCGATGTTGGCTTTGATCTAGAGCTTACCGGCTTCGACTTTGACGAACTTTCTGCGCTGATCGATGTTGATTCCGATCAAGTCACTGATGGCCTGACCGATCCAGACGATGTGCCAGAGACAAAGCCAGAGGCAATAACAAAGCCTGGAGACATCTGGCTACTTGGCGACCATCGCTTGATGTGCGGGGACAGCACGGTTGCCGAACATGTAGAGAATCTGATGGCTGGACAGAAGGCTGTGCTGATGCAAACAGACCCGCCGTATGGTGTTTCGCACGTCGCCACAAAAAACGGGATTCCAGATTCTGGCTTCTCGGACATGGAAAGCAGGTGGGAGCACATAAAGAACGACGACCTGCAGGATGAGAAGTTGCAGGAGTTCTTAGAGGCGGCATTCAAACATGCGGCAAGCATCGCGCTTGTTGAAAACGCGGCGTGGTATCTATGGCACGCGTATTTGACGCAAGGCTTTTTCGCTGCTGCTGCTGCTGCTGCTGATGTGCTGCTGCATCGGCAAATCATATGGGTTAAGCCTTCTTTCGTTTTGACGCGATCCGGCATGTATCACTGGCGGCACGAGCCGTGTTTTTACGGCTGGCGCAAAGGCAACCCGCCGCCGTGGTATGGGGACAAGAATCAATCAAGCGTGTGGGAGATTGGGAGAGACAAAGGCACAGAGCACCCAACGCAAAAGCCGGTAGCACTATGGCTGCCGCCGATATATAACCACACCAAGCCAGGCGAGATAATATACGAGCCGTTCTCTGGAAGCGGTTCACAAATCATCGCCGCCGAACAAACAGGCCGCCGCTGCTATGCGATGGAACTGTCGCCGCAATACGTCGATGTTGCCGTCCGCCGCTGGCAGCAATTCACCGGCAAGCGAGCGATCCTTGAGGCAACTGGAGAACCGTTCCCTGCAGAATGACCCGCATCCGCATCCCACCAATCGACCTGCACCCCGGCCAGCTCCGCATCCTTGAGAGCAAGGCGCGCTACAAGGTCATCAGCGCCGGACGGCGTTTCGGCAAGACGCTGCTCGCCATCGAGTGGCTGGCGCTGATGGACGGAGGCGCGATTGACGGCAAGCCAGTCGCCTTCTTCTCGCCGACCTACAAGCTGCTGCTCGACGTTTGGGAGGACATGGAGCGCACGCTAAGGCCGGTTGCGCGCAAAGCCAACCGGACGGAAATGCGCATCGAACTCATCACCGGCGGCGTGATTGACTTCTGGACGCTTGAGGACAAGGACGCCGGACGTGGTCGCAAGTATGCCCGCCTAGTGATAGACGAGGCCGCGCATGCTCGATACCTGAAAGACGCCTGGGAGCAGGCGATCAGCCCGACGCTGACGGACTACAGAGGCGAGGCGTGGTTCATCAGCACGCCGAAAGGGCTAAACTACTTCTACGAGCTTTTCCGCCGTGATGGCGACCCGGAATATCCGGACTGGAAGAGCTTCCGCATGCCGACTAGCGTCAATCCGCATATCGACCAGGCGGAGATCGAACGGAAGCGCCGAGAGCTTCCCGATCTGGTGTTCCGGCAAGAGTATTTGGCCGAGTTCGTGACCTTCGGCGGTGGGCTGGTGAAGACGGAAATGCTGGTAGACGCGCCTTGCCCGCCCGGATTTCCAGTCGTGCTCGGCGTCGACCTTGCCATCAGCGAGCGAGATGGTGCGGACTACACCGCCATCGTGGCACTGGCGCGCGACCAGGATACCGGTATCCTCTACGTCAAGGAGGCAGAGAGGCATCGGTGCGGTTTTCACGACGTGCTACAGCGGATCAAGGCCGCTGCTGCGAGGCATAACCCTATCCTGATCGCCATCGAGCAGACTCAGTACCAAGCCGCCGTGGTGCAGGAGCTGACGCGCACCACACCACTTCCGGTGCGCGGCATACGTCCCGACAAAGACAAGCTGACGCGCTTTCTTCCGGTACTCACGCGCTACGAGCAGCGCATGATCCGCCACGATCCGGCAGGAGTGCCAGCCTGGTTCCGTGACGAGCTGCTTGCGTTCCCGGAAGGCGAGCATGATGACGGCGTCGATGCGCTGGCCTACGCGTTTGCTGGTATGTCATCTGCTGTTGTAGGATACGCCTACGAGCCAGTCGGCGCGCGCAAATGGTCTGGCCGGTATGACCAAGCGCCTGAGGATGCTACGGTAGACAAGTGGGCAAGCTACTGAAGAAACAATGCCAAGCCCGGGCTAAGACTTTATTAATCTGAGTGAAACTATTGGGGGTGGAAAAGCGATGAACACTCAAGCCCTCAAAACTGAAATCGCCGCCCCGGCGTTGACAGGCTTTCGTCAGGCATGGACATGGCGTCCGCTTGCGAGCCTCACGCCCGCGCAGGTGGCGGAAATCCTGCGCCGCGCTGCCATGGGCGATGCACACGACTTTCTCATCGCCGCCGCCGACATCGAGGAAAAAGACCTGCACTACCGCGCCGTGCTGCAAACCCGCAAGCTGGCGGTGGCGGGCCTGCCGTGGGACGTGCAGCCTGCGGAGGAGTCGCGCGCGGCGAAGAAGGCCGCCGCTCTGACGCGCCAGGTGCTAGAATCCATCGACCTGCCAGAACTCATGGTGCAACTGCTCGATGCCCTCTCCAAGGGCTACGCGGTGGCCGAGATCGTCTGGCAGACCGACGGCCCCACCTGGGTGCCGGGTGCCATCCTGCCGCGCGAGGCGCACTGGTTCCGCTTCGACCGCGAGACGGGGCGCGAGCTGCGCTTGTTCGACGGAACGCCTGACGGCGCTGAACTTCCGCCGTATAAGTTCATCTGCCACACGCCGCGTATTCTCGCAGGTATCCCGCTCATGGGCGGACTGGCGCGCTCGGCGCTGTGGGCATGGGTTTTCAAGTCTTACGCCTTGCGCGACTGGGCGGCCTTCGCCGAACTCTACGGCCAGCCAATCCGCATTGGCAAGTACGGGCCTGCCGCGACGCGAGAAGACATCGCCGTCCTGAAGCGCGCGGTGTTCGAGCTTGGCAGCGACGCCGGGGCGGTGATCCCGGAGAGTATGGCGCTGGAGATCGTCGAAAGCGGAGCCAAGAGCGCCTCCGCCGACCTCTACCAGCGCCTCATCGAATACCTCGACCGGCAGGTCTCCAAGGCCGTGCTGGGGCAGACCCTCACAACCGACCAAGGATCGAGCGGCAGCCTTGCGCAGGCAAGCGTGCACAACGAAGTGCGCGCCGACCTGATGCGCGCTGACGCTCGTGCGCTTGCCGCCACGCTCACGCGCGACCTGATCGCGCCGCTGATCGCGCTAAATCTGCCAGATGCGCCGCTGCCGAAATTCACGCTGATGGTCGAGGAGCCTGAGGATATGGCCGCGCTGGCCGACCAGCTCGCCAAACTGGTGCCGCTTGGCGTGCCCATACCACAGCGCTGGGTGCGTGAGAAGTGGGGAATCCCTGAGGCTGCACAGGATGAGCCTGTGCTTGGCGCGACCGCTACGCCACAAGCTCCGTCAGACACCACGCAGCAAGCCGCGCAGCGTAGCATGCAATCCGCGCACGCGAGCGCAGGCGAATCCGATCCGACCCCCATCGACCAGATGACCGACCGCATGGAGCAAGAAGCCGCGCCAGCATGGGTCGAGATCATGGACACGATCAAGCGCATCGTAGATGAGGCGCAGAGTCTAAAGCAGATGCGCGATGCGCTGCTCGCCGCCTATGGCGACCTGCCCACCGACCGGCTCGCCGAGATCATGGCGATGGGTTTTGCCGCCGCCGAGCTGGCCGGGCGTTTCGATGTACGTCAGGAGTCAGCCACATGAGCGACGACGCCGACCGCGCTGCGCAAGAAATCGAGCAGGCCTTACAGGAAGCTATTTCCAGGTCTCGCCAGCAGCTAAAACAGCGCCCAGATAAGAAAGGCAAGTGCTTATGGTGCGGCGAGGCGGTACCGCCCGGGCACAGATGGTGCAGTATCGATTGCCGAGAAGATTGGTGCAGGTATGGCGAAGACAGCGGCTGCTGATCCTGCCATTGCGTTTATCTTTAAGCGCCCGTTCGCCGAACAGGTGGCGTTCTTCCGCGGCAAGCTGGGCAACCTCGTCCCGACCGCGCGCTGGGACGACATCTGGAAATCTGCCCACGACCGCGCCTTTATGGTCGCCGGGGCGGCTAAGGCCGACTTGCTGGCCGATCTTGCCGAGGCGGTGGACAAGGCCATCGCCGATGGCGAGACGCTGGACAAGTTCCGTGAGCGCTTTGCCGACATCGTCCAAAAACACGGCTGGCACGGCTGGACTGGCGAGGCGACGGAAGAAGGGCGAGCTTGGCGAACCCGCATCATCTACCAGACGAATCTGTTCACCAGCTACGCTGCCGGGCGGCTGGCGCAATTGCGCGATGCAGGCTACCGCTACTGGATATATCGCCACACACCGCAAGAACACCCGCGTCTACATCATCTTGCATGGGATGGGATGATGCTGCCAGCCAATCATCCCTTCTGGCAGACGCACTACCCGCCCAATGGGTTTGGCTGCAAATGCCGCGTTGTCGGGGCAAACGGCCCGGAGACGGCCAAGCTCGTAGGCGGCAAGCCAGGCTACACCGAACCGCCCGCCGGATGGGATGAGATCGACCCCAAGACCGGCGAGCAGGTGGGGATCGACAAGGGGTGGGGGTATATGCCTGGCGGGACATCCGATCTGGTGCGAGAGATAGAGCGCAAGGCGGCCAAGCTTCCCAAGCCTCTTGGAGAGGCACTTGCGCTCGACATCGGTGATCGTGGAAAAGTCCAGCCTTCCGCGCCTCGTACGCTAGACGAGTTTATCTCTGCTGGCAGAGAGCTGGCCGCTAGCCTTCCAGACCCGGACAGCGATCCTCAAGGCGCGTGGGAAGCAATCCGCGGACTCTACGTCTCAGGTGTGGAGAGCAGGGTTGACAAGGGTTCTGGCAAGATGAAGGAACTTGTGCGCCGGGTGACGCGGATTTTCCCAGCCAAGTGGGTGGAGGCCGCGAACAGTTTCGGGACGCTGGATGTTCGCTTCTCGCAATCACGAGGCTCGCACTATTTGACGCAGACAGGCAGCGCTATCGTCGCACGCGACGAGGCCAACATGATCCACGAATTCGCGCATCGAATCCAGAGTGCGCTGCCAGAGCTGGACGCGATCTTCCATGAGCTGCACAAGCGGCGTACCGATGGCGAGACGCTCCGGGCGCTAAGATACATCGATCCGTCGAGAAACTACAGACGTGACGAGTTCGCGCGCCCGGACAATTACGTTGAGCCATACATGGGCAAGGAGTACCGCGGGCGGGGGGCGCTCGAACTCTTCCCGATGGCGATGGAATACGTGCTTGGTGCAACCGCTAGCCGCGCGAAAGGGTGGGGATCGAGTGAGGAGTTTTTCCTGCGCCTCGTGCGCGATGATCCAGAGCTTTTCTGGCTTGTCCTCGGTGTGCTAAAGTGGTTCCCATGAAGCTAGAACTCAAAGCACACCACCCATTTGCGCCGGTCCCAGTGCTCAGGATCGAATGGGACCCTGAAAAGGGAACGCTCGAAGGCGAGCATGCCCATCTCGTCGCGCAGTACCTCACGCCTGGCGGCGAGTTCGTGTTCGGGCCGCCGCCTGGCTGGCTCCATCGGCTATCGGACGATCCTCTGCGCAATCCAGTGGACATGGCCGTAGTGCTCGGTGCAGCCTATATCCTGCCGGACGACCTGGCTCGGTATTACGAGCGCGCTGCCGCGCCGCACATCGAAGAGGACAATGCGCTGCTCGCCGAACATCCGGACGCGGTCTTCTAATACCCGGGTATTCACCACATGATCAGCATCGAGATCGACGACAGCGAAGTGCGCAAGGCGCTGGAAGACCTGCGCCGCCGCATCTCGAACATGAAGACCGTCATGCATGACATCGGCAAGGCGCTGACGGAAGGCAGCAGGAAACACATCCTTTCAGGCCACGACTGGACTGGGAAGCCATTCGCGCCCAACAGCCCGGCCACGCTGGCGCGCAAGAAGGGTAACAAGCCGCTGATTGACACGATGTCATTCGTCACCGGTCGCCTGCACTACGAAGCCACTGCCGACAGCGTGACCGTCGGCTCCTCAGCAGATCAGGCCGCCGTGTTGCAATTCGGCGCGAAGAAGGGCGCATTCGGTGCGACAAAGCGCGGAGCCAAGATACCATGGGGCGACATCCCTGCGCGGCGCTACTTCCCGGTCAATGAGAGCGGCGAGCTAGATGAATCTGCCCGTTCGCTGATCCTCGATGCCATCCGTGCGTATCTGTCGGACGGCGATAGTTGACAAATATGTATTAGCGTGATATACGGCAGCCTATATGGCTTACCCAGCTCACGCAGAATTGCTCAGACTAGCGCGAAACGCCATCTCCCTGCCTATCCATCCTGCAGACCTTCCTGACGGGAACTTCACCCCGCCGGAGTGGGTGCATCTCATTCCGGCAGGGACTTTTTCCGGGAGGGACGGACGCGGGCCATACAAGCTTGACGCCAAGGCGGTGCTGGACGCCTTCGCCGCCAACGGTGCAGACCTGCCAGTCGACTACGACCACCAGAGTCTCACCGCCGAGGACAAGGCCGGTCCGGTCCCAGCCGCCGGGTGGATCAAGGAACTGCAAGCCAGAGAGGATGGCATCTGGGCGCGTGTGGAATGGACTCCTCGCGCCGCCGAGCTGCTCGCCAACAAGGAATACCGCTACCTCTCGCCGGTCTTCCGCTACCAGGTCAAGGACGGCCGGGTGGTGGCTCTGACCGGCGCAGGACTGACTCACAACCCAAACCTTTACCTTCAAGCCGTATCCTCACGAAAGGAGAGTCACGCCGTGGACGAACTACTCGAACGCCTTATTTACACGCTCAACCTGCCGGTGACGGCAACGCCAGACGATGTTGTAGCTGAGCTGCAAAAGCTCATCGACCGTCTCAAAACTGCCGAGGCAGCAGCCTCGCAGGCGCGTGAGCCAGACCCGGCAAAGTATGTCCCCATCGCCATGCACAAGCAGGTGGCCGACCAGCTCGCCGCCTTGCAGGCAGAAATCGCCCGCCGCGAGGCCGAGGCTGCTGTGGAAGCTGCCATGAGCGCGCGCAAGGTCTCGCCTGGAATGAAAGAATGGGCGCTATCCTACGCCAGCCGCGACCTAGAAGGTTTCAAGGCCTTCGTCTCTGCCGCGCCTGAGATCGTGCCAGAAGGCGCGCATCGTCGTACCGAATCCGCGCACGGAGTGGTGCTTACCGACGAAGACCGCTTTGTAGCGAAGCAGCTCGGCATGACCGAAGAGGCATTCGCTCAAGCTAAACAACGCTTCACAAAGGAGTAAGACATGGCCATCATCACCCCCGCTCTCCTCACCAGTCTGCGCACTGGCTTTTCAAAGGCCTTTCAGGATGCTCTGACCAACACGCCAACCGACTGGCAGAAGGTAGCCACCCGCGTGCCGTCTAGTTCTGCCAGTAATACCTACGGTTGGCTTGGCCAGTTCCCGACTCTGCGCGAATGGGTTGGCCCCCGCGTTCTTAAAGACATGGCTGCGCAGGCCTACCAGATTCAGAACAAGCTCTATGAGGGTACGGTCTCTGTCAAGCGCACCGACATCGAAGACGACAACATCGGCATCTATACCCCATTGTTAGAAGAGATGGGCCGCGCCGCTGCCACCCACCCGGATAAGCTCGTCTTCGGTCTGCTCAAGGACGCGCACACCGTCACCTGCTACGACGGCCAGTTCTTCTTCGACACCGACCACCCGGTCTATCCGAACGTGGACGGCACCGGCACGGCGACGCTGGTTTCCAACGTGCAAGCAGGAACTGGCGATGCCTGGTATCTACTCGACACCAGCCGCGCGCTTAAGCCCCTGATATTCCAGGAGCGCACCGCTCCGGAACTGGAGGCGCTGACCTCTACGCAGGACGAAAGCGTGTTTATGAACGACGAATATCGCTATGGAATCCGCTACCGCTGCAACGCTGGTCTAGGCTTCTGGCAGATGGCCTACAAGAGCAAGGCCACGCTGGACGCCACCAACTTCAACGCCGCGCTTGCCGCGATGCAGTCGCTCAAGGCCGACGGAGGTCGCCCCCTTGGCATCAAGCCGACCGTGCTGGTGGTGCCGCCTTCCTTGCGCGCCGCCGCGATGGAGATCGTCAAGAGCGAGCGCTTGGCCAACGGTGCTTCCAACCCCAACTTTGGCGTTGTTGACTTGATCGTCTCGCCGTGGCTGATCTGATGAGGTGACGCATGGCCGAGAAAAAGACTGACACTGCGCCAGAGAAAACAACTGTGCGCCTGACTGTGCGCACCGTGCCAGCGCATGGCGAGATGACGCGCTACCGCGCCGGACTCGGCCCCTTTGGTCGCGAGCCGGTAACGGTCGAAGCTACGCCGGAGCAGGCCGAGGCGCTCAAAGCCGATCCGGTGCTGATCGTAACCGAGGCGGAGTGACGCGATGCCATACGCCACCCAGGCCGACCTGGAAGCGCGCTTCGGTGTCGATGAGCTGACCCAGCTCACCGACCGGGTGGGCGCGGGTGTGCCGGATGCTGGCATTGTGGCGCGCGCACTCTCTGACGCAGACGCGGAGATCGACGGCTATCTTGCCAGCCGCTACGCCCTGCCGCTGGCGACCGTCCCGCAGGTACTGGTGCGCATTGCGTGCGACATCGCGCGTTACCGGCTATGGGAAGACCGAGCCAGCGAGGAGGTGCGCCGTCGCTACGAGGATGCGCGCCGCCTGCTCGAATCCATCGCGCGCGGACAGGTGTCGCTGGGATTGCCAGCCGCGAACGCTGCCCCGGCGCTGGCCGAGGTGAGCCTTGGCAATGCCAGAGTGATGACTAGAGACGGGACTGGTGGCTACTGATGCTAGACCTAGAGCCACTGATCCGCCAGCGCCTCATAGATACCGTGCCGGGTCTTGCAGGCGTTCATAGTGCGGTATCGCTTGGCGTCGATGACGTTGGCTACAAAAAGCTTCCCGCGGCCTTTGTCGTTTCAGACGGCCACAAGGTACTGGAAGTGACCAGCTTCGGCAAAGCCGCGCGCATCGCCAGTCGATGGCTTGTGGTGGTGGCCGTGCGCAACGTGCAGCAGGTTGTGAGTGGTGAGTCCGCGCGTGCCGAGGCGGCTGATCTGGTGCAGGCCTGCATGCAGGCCCTCATGGGCTGGCAGCCGCGCGCCGGGGTGCAGACGATGCAACCTGTCACCCCGCCTGCGCCAGTTTATCAGGACGGCCTGCTTCTCTATCCGCTTGCCTTTGAGGTGGGAGAATTAATTCAGGGGGTCGAAACATGATTGTGAAATTGCTCAAACCGCACACAGACGCCGGGAAGTATTACCTGGCAGGCGACACGCTTGACGTGGACGAGGCCACATTGCAGTGGCTGATCAAGTACGGCGTGGCCGAAGTCGCGCCTGATCCACAATCCGAGCCAGAACCTGATCCACAACCAGAGCCTAAAGGAGACTGACGATGACGCAATTGGTGTACTTTTCCGGTCAGGGCCGAGTCTACATCGGCAATCGTGACGGTAACGGCAACCCGCAGTCCATGCGCTGGCTTGGCGACGTGTCTGAACTGAAGGTCTCGTTAAACATCGAGACAATAGATCACAAGGAGAGCTATTCCGGCCAGCGGCTCAGCGACATGCAGATTGTCAAGAGCAAGAATGCGGAGTTTTCCTGCATTTTAGATAACTTCAGTACCGACACTCTGGAACTTGCCCTCTACGGCCAGACCAGCAGCGTTGGCTCAGGCACCGTCACCAACGAGACGCTGCCTAGCGGCTTGGTGGCAGGCTCAATCGTCCTGCTGGCGAATCAATTCGTCTCGAACGTTACCCTTATCGACGCAAATGGTAATGGTGCAATTACACAAGGAACGCACTACAAGGTGCACGCCGAGCAGGGCGCTATAGAGTTCTTGAATGTTGGCAGCTTCGTCCAGCCGTTCAAGGCCAACTACTCCTACGGCGCGACCAAGCGGGTGGCGATGTTCAAGTCTGCACGGCCGGATGTGTGGCTGCGCTTTGACGGCCTGAACACGGCAGATGGCAACAATCGCGTGATCGTCGATCTGTACCGGGTGGTGTTTAATCCAACCAAAGAGTTTTCTCTTATCGGCGACGACATCCAGAAGTTCGAGCTGGATGGTCTGGTTCTGGCGGACAGCACCAAGATCGACAATAGCACGCTGGGGCTTTTCGGTCGCGTGATCCTGGCCGCCTGATGGGTGATGGATGGCCGTCAAGCTCTACCGGGGCGACACCTGGACCCGCGCCTGGGAGCTGCGCGATGCGGCCGGCAACCCCATCGATCTGACCGGCGCGAGCGCGCGTCTTCAGGTGCGAGACGCGACTGGCGCGGTGGTCATTTCCGCATCGACTGCCGATGGGCGGATCACCATCACGCCTGCATCCGGCAGAATCGATATGTCCGTGCCGTATTCGGCGACCGGTCTTGCCCCGGGCCCCTACCGCTTCGACCTCGAGGTGACGCACGCCGGTGGGATGCGGCGCACCTACGAGCAGGACACGCTCGTCGTGCTGGAGGATGTAAGCCATGACTGACAAGGTCGTCGTGCACGACAAGGTGATTGTGACGGTCGCAGGAACGATCCAGGGGCCGCCTGGCCCGCAAGGGCCTCAAGGGATACAAGGTCCGCCCGGTCCGCCGGGATTTCCGTCGACAGACTCAGGCAACGCAATCACCACCGGCACCGATGGCGGTTTGTACTGTCCTGCGGCGGTGGTTTCAACGCTTCACTGGTAAGGAGTCAAAATGGCAGTTATCAAAATCCACAAAACCACTTCCCTCCCCGGCACGCTGGAAGGACATAGCGTTTACCTTGTCGCGCCCTCGGCGAAGCCGAACTACGTCGAAATGTACGTCACCAATGCCGATGGCTCGGCTGCGCGGCGCATTATCAACAGCGATGACATCCAAGCGATGATCGATGCGTCCATAGCCGCTTCGACAGCTAAGATTGAGATCGTTGCTGACATCGCTGCACGTAATGCTCTGACACCTACAAACGGGAAATATGTGCTGGTGCTTGATGCAACTGGCGACCCGACCGTCAACAGCGGTGCGGCGTCCTATGTCTGGCGCGCGGCTACCAGCCAGTGGATCAAGCTGACTGAGTATGAGTCGATGGACTTAACCATTACTTGGGCGATGATCCAGGGCAAGCCGACTTCGTCTCCGTCAGCTATCGATTCGGCGGTAGCAAATAGCCATACTCACGCCAACATGACGCAGCTTGGCAAGGTTGGTGAGGACTCAAATGGTGACTTCACCTATAACGGCAACTATCCGCGTGCACGATTGGAGACGGCGGGCTGGTAACTTATGTCTGCCTTCAAAGTTCACAAAACCACTTCTCTTCCTAGCATACTCGACAGCCACGCCATCTATCTCGTCGCTCCGGCTGCAAGGCCGAACTACGTAGAGATGTACGTGACAGACGCGTCAGGCTCGGTTGCACGACGCATTATCAATAGCGACGATGTCCAATCAATAATCGACGCTACAACCCTAGACATGGGTAACACCGCTGTGATGCAAGCGCTTTCGCTAGCACACATGGCGCATGAGGCAATTAATGCCCTGCGCTTCGGCCCTTGGCAACAGCGAGGCGAGATCACCATCAAAAACCGTGGAGTTGTCAGTGGCTGTACGGTCACGAAATCCACAACCACTCCGCGCAGTCTTAACCTTGCTGCTGGCGTGTGCTTTGCCAACGGAACGACCTATCCTGTCGTCGGAAGCAACGACGCTGCTAGCGTCCCTGATAACACTTCAACAACTACGGCCGCTGTTGTCAGCGCCTATCTCTATCCATACACCGACGGCCAGACTTACCGGCTAGCTGTGACTGCCATTGGCCAGGCCGTGCCGGACAACGGTATCGCAATCTACCAGCTGACCCTCCCAGCTAACAACACTGCAGCCACCGATCCGAATCTAACCAATGTCACGCTCACAGACGTGCGCAGGATCGAGGCGAGCTTTCCTAAGCTACTTGACTCGCCGCCGACCGTCTCACTGGCCTTCGCTCGCCAAATGCGAGGCACAGATTGGCGTATTAATTTCGATGTAATTTCCGCAACCGGCGTTGCTCGCGCAAACGACATTCTGGTTACCAACCGCGCCACCAACGGCTGCACTCTTACGCTTGCCAGCGCTGCCGACAACGTACTAGTACGCTACCTTATCGAACGTCTTACCGACTAAGGAGAAACGCTATGCCAATGATTACCCTTTTCCAGCCTGGTGCGCCGATTGCCCCCATTTCTATCTCCGCCGACCGGCTTACTGTAGGTGACATTACGGTCAACTTCGCTGCAGAGCAGCAAGACACATCCTCCGTGATCGTTATTCGTCACTGTTCTGGTAAGTTTGTGCGTGGTGGAGACCAAGGAGAGATCGTCGCCGTCGTACGCATCCCCGCGCGGCGTTACACCGAGCAGCCGGGAGATGTCGACCCGATAACTGGCGAGCCAACCACAATTCGCGTGGCTGAGCCAATCGATCCAAATACCGTATCCGTCGAGCTTTGGCCGTTTATTGGTTAAGGAGATAAGCCATGCCGACTATTTTTGTCCGCGACGAACTCCGAGCTGCCATTGAAGCAGCTACTGGTGGTTTATGTACTGTTCACTACACCCAGTCCGGTCAGCCGAGCTATTTCCGCTGGGTTCCAAAGTTCAACCTTCAAGACCTCGGAAACGACTACGGCACCGGTGTGCATCCGGCTTTCATCGTCGATGGTGTCGTAAAAGATGGCATCTGGATCGGTATGTATCCCGGCATCGTGAAAAACGGCGAGCTGCTCTCGCTGCCTGGCGTCGATCCAACCGTCTATCAGCCCTACACCTATTTCGTCACCGCCGCAAGAGCATGCGGTGCTGGCTTTCACGTCATGACCAACGCCGAATGGGCTGCCGTAGCTTTGCTCACCGCCAAGTCCGGTACGCAGCCACGTGGAAACACCAATTGGGGCTGCGCACATGATGCTGCCTGGGAAACAGCTCGTCGTGTCGATGGTGGCGCGCCCGGCAGTACGTCCGGCACAGGGCGCACGCTCACTGGTACTGGTCCGCTCACCTGGAGACATGACGGCAGTCCTGCTGGTATTTCCGATTTGGTCGGAAATATCTGGGAGTTCACACCTGGATTGCGCCTGGTCGACGGCGAAATACAAGTGTTAGAAAACAACAACGCTGCTACCGCCAGCGCTTTCGACGATAGCGCCACGTGGAAAGCCATTAGCCTCTCAGATGGCGCGCTGGTTGCGCCTGGGACGGCAGGCACGGCCAAATATGACTCACTCGTTACTTACAGCGACAATGGCATTGTCAACAATCTTGGCAATTTCCAAGTCGATGACGTAGTTGATTGTAGAACGGGACCTGCTGGCAATGATACGAATAGCTATGATCTTGTTTCAACGGTGTTTAATTCGCTTACAGCAGATACCGGCATCACCATCCCTTCTATCATGCGTGCCTTATGTCTCGCGCCTGGTAGCTTGGTTCTAAATGGCAGTATCTACATACGTAACCACGGCAAACGTTATCCGATGCGCGGTGGCAATTGGGTACTTAGTTTTTCGAACGGAGGATTTGCAGCGATAGACATGCTATACAATGCTACTATTTCGTTTACATCTTCTGGCGCTCGCCCAGCAAAAGTGTAATGAACAAAGTAAGCATGCAAAACATCACCCCAATCAAGGTGCGCGACCTGCCGCGCTTTCTCAAGGTCATCGAACCCATCGCTGCGGAACTGGCCGTCGGCGACATTTCAGGCGCCTTGATTCGCCATACCGATGCCGTGATCGAGGCTACGGCCATCGGCGCAGGTGTTGATCGCGCCTGGCTAGAGGATCAGACGCCGGACGTGCTGGCGGAACTGGCAGCTAAGGTGCTGGAGGTAAATGCAGGTTTTTTCGTCCAGCGGGTGCTGCCGGTGCTCCAAGGCGCAGCAGACCGTCTCGCACAAACCGCCTCTGGTGGCACGAGTGGATCGCCGCCCTCGTCGATGCCGGATTCGCCTACCGGGACGTGATGGACATGGCCTGGACGGACGCGCGGGATTTTCTCACGGCGGCGCAGACGATGCGCCGTCAGCGTCTTTTGGATATGGCGGTGGCCGCGCGAGTAGCGCAGGCAGAGAAAAAGGATTGGGAGCGGTGGCTGAGAGAGATCAGCGGATTATAATTTTGGCGTCTGGCGCGACCAGCGCGTCGATCCACGCCACCAGCGCGCCGTATCCCGTCCAGCCAAGCAACAAACCGACGGCGAAGACGCGCAGCTCACCGCGCCAGTCGTGGCCGCGCAGGCGCGCAACGAGCGATGGCAGGATGGCACAGACGATGACGTATAGGGCGGAAACGCCAAGCAAAACGTTCATTTGAGCATCATGGCAGAGAACAAGGTCGAAATCAATATCGTCGCCAATAACCGCCAGGCCGTCTCCGCCCTGGGCGAATCTGCGCGCGCCGTGGAGACGGTCGCGCATAAGGTCGAGATCGCCCAGGTGAGTATGCGCAGCCTGGCGACTGCCGTAGTCGCCGGTCAAGCCGCGTTTAATGCGCTGTCGGCTACGCTTTCCGCTATTCCTGGCTTCGCCAAAGACAGCCTGCGCGTCGCATCCGACTTCGAGTCGCTTGGCCTGTCGCTCAAGGACGTCTTTGGCTCGGCCCAGGCGGCAGAAGACGAGATGAAGAGGCTGCGCGAGATTTCTGACCGGCTTGGCGTTTCGCTGCAGACCCTTGCCGAGCAGTATCTTGGATTTGCGGCAGCAGCCAAGGGCACGGCGCTGGAAGGCGCCAAGGCGCGTGATGTGTTCGAGGCGGTCGCCGAGGCGGGCACGGCGCTTGGGCTTAGCTCCGAGCAGATCGCAGGCAGCCTGCTGGCCTTGCAGCAAATGATGAGCAAGGGAGCCGTCTCCGCCGAGGAAATGCGCCAGCAGCTCGGCGAACGTCTCTATGGCTCGCTCAATATCGCTGCACGCTCGATCGGGCTGACCACTGAGAGCTTTTCCGCGCTGATGGAGAAAGGTCTTCTTCCAGCGTCCAGGCTGCTACCTGCATTCGCTGAGCAGCTACGTCGCGAGCTGGGAGGTGGAGCGGAAGACGCCAGCAACAGCGCGCGTGCTGCCTTTGCCAGGCTGGAAAACGCGCTGCTCGACCTCAAGCTGGAGTTTGCCCGCTCTGGCTTTATGGACGCCATCGTCGAAGCTTCAAGGCAGCTGACGGGCGCTTTCCGCGATGAAGAATTTCGCAAGTCGGTGCGCGAGTTTGGCGCGCTGATCGCGTCGCTCACGCGGTTTGTGGTAGAGCATGGCGACAAGCTGGTGATATTGGGCGGCGTGCTTTCCGGTGCCGGTGCTGGCGCGAAGCTTGGAAGAATTGCCGGCACACATGGCGCTGCCATTGGCGCAGGCATCGGCGCGGTGGCTGGAGGTGCCGGTGCGTACAGCCTGCTGCCGGACGGCACCGCATCTGGTGCAGGTGCGCGCACGGTGCGCGATGTCGAGGCGGCGGTGGCACGGCTGCAAAGGCGCATCGAGCAGACGCGAGAATCGTCTCGGCTTGGGATGATCAAGCCAGACGAGGCCAAGGCGCGCATAGCTGCCGACGAGGCGATGATCGAGCGCCTGCGCGGGACGAAACAGCCAGCGGCACAGGCAGGTGGACAGGCTGGCGCGGCGTTTGCTCAGGAGCTCAACCGCAAGCTGCTCGATGAGGCGCTCAAGAAGTACGCCACCACAGAGGAAAAGCTCGCCGATGCTCTGAATGAGATGAAAGACAAGCTCCGTGCCGCTGGCGTGGCCGAGGGCAGCAAGGAGTGGAATGAGGCACTGGCCAAGGTGCGGGCTGCAATGTCCAAAGGCGCCACGCTCACACGCCTGCCAGAGCTGAAAAAGCCCATGGACGACGACATTCGCGCCATGCAGGAAGCGCTCAAGACCCAGAGCGAGATCATCGAGGCGGAGCTGGCGGGACGGCTCATAAAGGTGGCCGACTACTGGAAGGCAAAAGAAGCCATCGACGCCAAGGCCTTCGCTGCAGAGCGCGAGAAGATCACGCGCGAACTCGCCGCGCAGGAAGACCTAATTGCCAGACTTTCCAGCGTCAAGCCGAAGGACGCCAACCAGCAGGCCGAGATCGCTCAGAAGCTCAACGACGCGAGAGTGGCGGCGGCGAATCTGCGTTCTGAACTAGACGCGCTGAACGGCAAGGAAGTCGCGGCCAAGTTCAAGCTGGATATTGACCGCGAGAAGGCGATGCAGGAAATCCGCGACGCGGTGGCCGAAGCGCAGGCCGAGATCGCCCGCATGACCGGCACGGAGACGCCGGAGATGCGCCGTGCCGCCATCGAGCGCGCCATGCGCGACACTATCGAAAAGCTGAAGCAGGACGCCGAAGGCGCTGCTCTGGCTGATCGGCTCATCGACCTCAAGGCGAAGGAAGCCGAGCTTGACGCCTTTGAGAAGCAGTGGTCTATGGCTTTGGATCGCATGCGCACGGCGGAGCAATCGGCCAATATTCAGGCGCAGGCCGGACTTATCACCATCGGTCAGGCGCAGTCCATGATCGCCAATGCGCACCGCGAGGCCGCGGCAGCCATGGAAGACCTGCTGCCTAAGATGGAAGCCATCGCTAACGTCTTTGGGCCGGAGGCCAAGGCCAAGATCGAGCAGTGGATAGCGGAACTGATCGGTGCGAAAACAATCGTCGATCCTGTGGCAAACGCCATCAATACGGACGTCAAAAACGCCTTCGCTACCATGTTCGAGCAGATCGGAACCGGCGCGAAGAATGCCAAGGAAGCCTTCCTCGACTTCGCCCGCTCTGTGATCGCCAGCATTCAACGCATTTTGGCGCAGAAGCTGGCAGAGAAGATTTTCGGTATCTCCGGCGATGGCGGTGGTGGCATCGGCGGTCTTATTTCCGCAGGGCTACAGTTCTTAGGCTTAGGCTTAGCCTTCTCCACCGGCGGCCAGGTTCCTGGCACAGGCACCGGCGACACCGTGCCGGCCATGCTAACGCCGGGCGAGTATGTGATCCGCCGGGACGTGGCCCAGCGCATTGGTTACGGTTTGCTGGACAGCATAAACGGCGGCTTTGTGCCGCGCATGAGCATGGGGCGATTGGCCTTCGCGTCCGGAGGCCTGGTGCCTTCCCAGGCACAACCGGCCTTGCCGCAGGCGAGTCAGACCGTGCGCATCGTCAATGTCGTTGATCCGGCGATGGCCGCTGATTACCTGAACTCGCCCTCTGGCGAGAAAACCATCCTCAACATCCTGCAGCGCAATGCCGGGACAGTCAGGCAGTTTCTCGCATGACGCTGAATTGTCTGTGGTCGATCCGTCCTGACTGGAGCAACGGCATCACCGAACGGCTGGAGTGGCTCACGGATGTGCTAACGGCCAACAACGGGAATGAGCAGCGTGTGAGGCTGCGCAGGAACGCGAGGCGCACGCTTGAAATGGCGTGGCTTGCGCAAGGTCAGCGTGCTATGATCGCAGACACCTTGCTTACCGGCTGGGGAAGCCGCAAATACTACGTGCCGGTATGGATGGAGCGGGATCGTGCCGCTGCGCCAATTCCATCCGGTGCGACAAGCCTGACGGTCACCGATGCTGCTCTCAAGGATTACGCCGTTGGCGGCTACGTGGTGCTGTGGGCGGACGAGACACAGGCCGAGGCAATCAAAATCGCAGCGATTTCCGGAAACACGTTGACGCTCGATACGCCTGTGTCTAAAAGCTACCCGGCAGGCACGTCCATCTGTCCTGCGATGTTTGGTCGCATAGATGGTGATGTACAGGTTCGGCATGTCCGTTCCGATGCACTGGCCGGGGTAGTGCGCTTTCTAGATGAGATGGCCAAAGACCGGCAGGCGGCAGAAATTGGGCCAGTTTGGCAAGGATATGCCGTGCTTGATTCTCGTCCTGACTACAGCGAAGACCAGGTGTCAACATGGAGCCGGACGCTTGAAGTGCTAGACAACCTCACCGGCATCATGATGGCGGACGATACGACCGGCTTCCCCGTCATCCGCCGCACCTATGCTTGGCTGCTCGATGGAAGGCAGGCCATCGACCTCTTTAAAAAATGGGCCGCGGCGCGTGCAGGCAGGCTCAATTCCTTGTGGTTGCCGAGCTTTATGGATGACCTGGACATCGTCCATGATATTCAGCCATCAGACACAGCGATAACAGTACGCAGCGGTCTCAATGCCAGATATGGCGTTGGCATGCCGAACCGCACGGCGATCCGCATCGAGACGACAAGCGGGCAAGTCTTCCACCGCCTAGTGACCGGTATCTCCGAAATCGGCACAGGCACAGAGCAGATCGCAATGGATTCGTCGCTCGGCGTTCTGGTGCCAGTATCAAACATCCGCCGCGCCATGTGGATGAGCCTGGCACGCCTTGAATCTGATGCCGTCGAGATCCACTATGAGACAGACAGCATCGCTCGCGTTCAGTTGACTTTCAGGCTTGTTAAGCAATGAGCTACGCAGCGCAGGAGAACAGCATAGCATCAGGCCACCCGGTAGAGTTGTACCGGTTTGCGCTTGGTACCAACAGGTGGACGTTCACGTCCGGACAGACGGCGGTGGTCTATCAGTCAGAGACCTACGAACCCGTCCCGATCCGCCGGTCAGGTATCGAGCAAGGAAACGAGATCAACCGGGCTAGCCTTGAGATCACGCTGCCGCGTGACAACATTCTTGTCGATCAGTTCATCGCCAGCCCGCCGGATGGTGTGATGTCGGTTACCATCTATCGCTATCACGTGACAGATACGGCCAATGAAACCATCGTCCTCTGGAAAGGCCGCGTCGGCGTGGCGCGACTCTCCGGATCAGATCTAATACTCAAATGCGAGCCAATCGCCACTAGCCTCAAACGACCCGGGTTGCGCGCCAGGTACCAGCTGCTCTGCCGTCACCCGCTGTATTCTGCTGGATGCGGCGTGGCCAAGGCATCATTCGTGACGAGCGGAACGGTGGCTTCCATCTCAGGAACGACTGTTCAGGTTGACGATGCTGCCAGCAAGCCTGATGGCTATTTCGTGGCCGGAATGCTGGCTACCAACAAGGGCCAGCGTATGATCATCGGCCACAGCGGGGCAAACATCACGTTGATAGCGCCCATGCCTTCGCTCGCTGTAGGTGATTCGGTGCAGCTTTACGCCGGGTGCGACCATTCAACGGCCACCTGTCTCAACCGCTTCAACAATCTGGCCAACTTCGGCGGGTTCCCGTACATCCCGCAGAAGAACCCGTTCTCTGGTGATCCAATCGTGTGAGGCGAGGCGATGTTGGAACAACTCATCCTTTGGGCAGCTGCCGCAGTCACCACAGTAGTTCTTTCCGTCTTATTGGCCCCGCATCCGAAGCGGATTCGCGATGCGCAGCCGGGTCAGATAGGTGACAAGGACATCCCCATCGCGAGCCAGGACGCTCCGATTCCGGTGCTATTCGGCACACGCGTGCTGTCGCAACCGAACGTGGTTTGGTGGGGAGATGTTCGCGTGGTGCCTATTCGCCGCAAAGCGAAGGGTAAGAAATGATGAGCGAAGTGATGGCGAAGCTGGAGCATGCCAGGAAGCTCGGCTACTGCGCACGCGGCATGCGCCGTTGGTTTGAAGGTCGCGAGCATACGTGGCAAGAGTTCGTCTCCTTCGGCGTGCCGGTCTCGTGGCTGCGCGCCACCGGCGACGAGATGGCGATCCGTGTGGCCGATGAAGCAGAGCGTGAGGTGACGGCATGAGCGGCGGCAGAAAAAAGAAATACACCGTCGGCTACTGGTACGGGCTGGGCATGCACATGGCGCTGTGCCATGGGCCGGTCGATGAGGTGAAAGAGGTCATCGTCGGCGAGAGAACGGCCTGGACCGGCAGCATCACCGGTAACAGCAGTGTCACAATCAGCCGTCGCGACCTATTCGGCGGCGAGGAGCGCGAGGGTGGCGTGGACGGCACGCTGGACGTGATGTTCGGTGGCGCTACCCAGACGGCGAATGCCTACCTGCAAAGCAAGTTAGGGACGAACATCCCGGCCTTCCGTGGTGTTCTGTCAGTCGTCTGGAATGGGCTTGTCTCCGCCATGAACCCCTACATTAAGCCGTGGCGCTTTCGCGTCAAGCGTATCCCAAAGGCCTGGTATCCAGCCAAAGCAGAGATCAGCGGGGACGCCAATCCGGCGCACATCATCCGCGAATGCCTGACAGACCCCACCTGGGGCATGGGGTATCCGGATGCGGACATCGATGACGCCAGCTTCACGGCGGCGGCTGACACGCTCTATTCCGAAGGCTTCGGATTGTCGATCCTCTGGGATCAGGAGCAGCCGATCGAGGACTTCATACTTTCTATCCTGCGCCACATCGACGGCGTGCTGTATGTCCACCCACGCACCGGAAAGTTCACGCTCAAGCTGGCGAGGGACGATTACGACGCGGCGAGTTTGCCAACGCTCTCGCCGTCCAACGTCCTGCGCGTCGAGGAGTTCGCCCGGTCATCGTGGGGCGAGATCGTCAACCAGGTCACGGTCCAATACCGAGACGGACAGACGGACAAGGACGCGAGCATCACTGTGCAAGACATCGCCGCGATTCAGGCTCAAGGCGGGGTGGTGGCCACCACGGTGCGCTATCCTGGCATCAGCAAGGGCGATCTGGCCAACCGGGTAGCTATGCGCGAGCTGAAACAGCTTTCCAACACCCTGGCCAAGGCGACCTTGGTGGCAAACCGCGAAGCATCGAGTCTCGACATCGGAGACGTCTTCAAACTCAACTGGCCGCCGTATGGCATAGTGGAGATGGTCATGCGGGTGGCACGGATCAGCTACGGCGATCTGACAAACGGCCAGGTGCGCATCGAGGCGGTGCAGGATATTTTCGGTCTGCCAGCCTCAGTCTACACCACACCTACACCAACCGGCTGGCAGAGCCCCATCAGCCCGCCAGCGCCGTGCCCCGCCCAGATGGTCTATGAGGTGCCGTATTGGCAGATCGTGAAAGACGTCGTTGGCGAGTGGCCAAGCCTGCTAAATGACATCGACCAAACCGAGGGCATCGTCGCCGTCCTGGGTGCGCGTCCGAGCGCGGACGCAATCGACTACCACGCCATGCGCTGGGATGGATCAGGCTGGGAGGACGCCGATCGCGGCGCTTTCGCGCCCACGGCGGTGCTGGCCACGTACATGCCTCAAGGCGCTGCCGACATCTCAATAGGACTTAGCTCTCCTATCGACCTAGACAAGGTGGATGTAGGCGATTTCGCCATCGTAGACGAAGAATGGCTCATGGTCACCGCCATTTCAGGCTCGACCATGACCTTTGCCCGCGGGGTGCTGGACACCGTGCCGGCGGCGCATTATGCAGGCGCGCGGGTGTATTTCGTCGAGCCGCACTATATAGAACACGAGTACGTCGCCGGCGAGACGGCGCAGATCCGACTGCTCCCCAAGACCGGCATGGGCGAGCTTGACATATCTTCCGCCAGCACGCTGTCGCGCAGCATCCAGCAGCGCTTCATCCGGCCCTATCCACCTGGAAACATTAAGATCAACGGGACGGCATACCCGGCTGCCGTGTCTGGCGACATCACCATCACCTGGGCCAACCGCAACCGCGTCAATCAGACCGCCTACGTCGTCAAGCAGACAGACGGCGACATCACGCCGGAGAGCGGACAGACGACCACGATCAGAATCTATGGCGGCCCGTCGCTCACGACGCTGCGCCGGACCTTCAGCGGACTGACCGGGACAAGCCAGACCTGGACGCTTGCGCAAATCGCTGCTGACGGCGCTAGCAGCGACCCACGTATCAGAATAGAGATTGAATCGACGCGCACCGATTCCAACGGCACGTTCACCAGCCTGTACAAGCACGTAATAGAAACTAACAGGTCATGATGATGGATGAGAAAATAGCCACGCTTGCAAGGGACGTTCAGCATATCCGATCCGATCAGGAAGCCATGAAATCCGCCATCGAGCGGATGAGCGAAGCCGTGACGCGACTTGCCATCATCGAGGAGCGCCAGGCGGCTTCATCGCACGCGATAGAGAGAGTCATGGCAACGGTCGAGAAGATCGACGAGCGAGTGCGCGCGCTGGAAAAAGCCGAGACGATTCAGAACAGAACGGCGGAGTGGATCGAACGCGCGATGTGGGCCGCAGCTAGCGCGGCGGCGGTATTTGTGGCGCATAAGGCGGGGTTGTTTTGATGTTCACTAAGCTCAAACGCAAGCTGAAAGGCCTCTGGCGAAGCCGCACTCACTGGGCAGGGGTGCTGCTTGGCGTGCTGGTGGGCGCGACTCCGCAGATCGAAAAATTTCTGCAAATAAAGCTGTCTGAAGACGACTACGCCTTGGCCGGTGCGGTTCTCTATGGCATTATCAGCTTCCTGCGCTGGATCACTACGCAACCGCTGGAGGAAAAGGGTGATGACCGTTGACGACATCATCGACGACATCATCCGGCGCGAAGGAGGCTTTGTCGATCATCCGGCAGATCGTGGCGGGCCGACGAAGTACGGAATCACGCAGGCCACGCTCGCAGAGTGGCGTGGACATCCGGTCACGATAGAGGACGTGAAAGCGCTAACAGTCGAGGAAGCGCGGCGCATTTACCGGGCGCTCTACATCGAGAAGCCAGGCCTCGCCGCTTTGCCGGAACCGCTGCGAGGTCTGGTGGTGGACACCGCGGTGCATAGCGGTGTAAAAACAGCAGTGAGACTTCTGCAAAAAGCGCTTGGCGTCCCAGCCATGGACGGCATCTTGGGGCCGGCTACGATGGCAGCAGTGAGAAACACGAATGCCGCGTGGCTGTACCGCAAGATGCTGGCCGAGCGCATCCGCTACCTTGGAGAAGTCATCACGGCGCGCCCGGCCAATGCTGTGTTCGCGAAGGGGTGGATGGAAAGGGTGGCGGAGTTCGTTGAGAACTCGCCGCCAACCACTCAAAACTAAAATTAGCGGATCAAAGCCGCATAGGCATTACCAGGTGGCGAACGCAGGGGTCTTGGGGGTCTTCTGCAAAGCAGCTTAAGTTTTGGTCAGCAAAAGAGAGCTGAATGGTTTCAGAGTCTAGGTGAGAGACCGCATCAGCGAGATAAGCGGCGTTAAAGCCGACCGTAAACGGCTCGCCGACATAGCTGACCGCAAGCCGCTCTTCAGCTTCTTCTTGCTCAGGATTATGGGCGGAAAGGCGTAAAGTCCCCTCGGAGACGTCTAGGATGATGCGGTTATGTTCGTCTGCGAGGACGGAAATTCGGCTGATGGCTTCTTTCAACGCTTGGCGGTTGCAGGTCAGCCGGCGGCTGAATTCTTTTGGAAAAACCCGCCGATAATCCGGGTAACGGGCATCGAGCAGTTTGGCGGAGAAAATCTCCTCCTCAAGTTCCAGGCGAATGCTGTTTTCTGCCAGCCGCAGACAGATGGCGGTTTGCTCGCCTTTGAGCAGGCGCATTAATTCCTGGACGACTTTGCGCGGCAGGAGGGGTTGGTAGCGGCCCTCGACTTCGCTCTCCAAAGCCGCCTCGCACCAAGCTAGGCGGTGGCCGTCAGAGGCAACGGCGCGGATAGCGCTTCCGTCCAGTTCCAAAAGCAGGCCGGTCAAGTAGTAGCGTACGTCTTTCTTGGCGATGGCATAGAAGGTTTTAGCCAAAAGCTTCTTAAGCCGCTCATCGCGTACATAAGCCGTCATGGCGCTGCCGTGCAGGGTAAATTCGGGAAAAGTGTCGGCGGGCAAGGTGGCAAGCCTGAAGCTTGCGCTTGCCGCTTGGATTTCTAAGGTTTTACCGTCCTTGAGGCTAAACCCAAGCTGGGTTT